CACCGTTGCGCTGCCGACCACGACAGTGATTTCCACAAGGCTCGATGTGGGGTTTACATGGAACGTAGCTACAAGCAAATGGCGGTGCGTAGCGGTCGCGTAACATGGCATTCACGTATTACAGTCCGGTAACGATTGACCACACGAAATGCGGCGCGTCTGACTCATCTAATTTCGCGGTTCTATTTAACACCATAGACGCGAGATTCAAAACAGTTGGGAACGGCGGTCACGTCCAGAACTCTAGCGGGTTCGACATTCGGCCTTACTCGGATTCAGGGCTGACTACGGCGCTCAGTTTCGAGCTTGAACGCTACAACGCTTCGACGGGCGAAGTGGTGATGTGGATTAAAGAAGCGACGGTGTCGCATACTTCCGACACAGTATTCTATCTCGGTTATGGCGATTCTGGCATATCCACAGATGGCAGTTCAACCGCTTCGTGGGATTCAAACTTCAATGCTGTGTATCACTTTAAGGACGGTAGTTCGTTAAATACTAATGATTCAACAGTCAATGCGGTTAATTTAACAGGACACAACACACCAACTGCTGCGACTGGACAAATTGACGGAGGAGTTGGGTTAGTTACCGCTAGTACGCAATATCTGGATGCTACACTGAATATTGGAGCTTTAACAGCGATGACAGTGAGCGCGTGGATTAAAGCAACAAGTTTTCCAGACGCCTACAATACGATTTATGCGAACGCAGTAAGCGGGAGTGCCGTATATGAGATGTTCGTAAAAAGTACCGGAAAATTGGCTATGTATATGGCTACTCCAGCTCTGAACTATGATGGAACTGGCAGTCACACGTTATCAACTGGAACGTGGTATTTGGTGCATATGACCTATAACTCTACCCAGGGATTGATTGGCTATGTGAACGGAGCGTCTGATGGCACCGTAGCGGCAAGCGGAAATCTGAGTGCTTCGACAAATGCTTCTAATGTTGGTCGTGATCCTCTCAACACTGGCAGGAGTTGGAACGGAATCATTGACGAGATGAGAATATCCCATGTGGCAAGGTCTGCCGATTGGATCACAACCGAATATAACAACCAGAACAGTCCATCGACGTTTTATACCGTGGGCACCGAAGTTTCTCTTGGCGGCGTAAACGCAGCTGCATTCTTCCGAATCTTCTAGCTATGGCCGACCGCGATTTCAATATCAAGATAGTAACGAGTGCTGACCTTTCGGGACTAGCACAGACGGAAGCCGGACTGTCGAGATTAAAGGATCAAGCTCGGATTGCATCGCTTCCCGGACGAGGTTTTGCGCTGGGCGGTGCGTTTGGCGTTGGAAGCGCGTCCGCACAGGAAATAGAGGCTGCCGCTGTTCCTGCGGCTGAAGCAACCGGAGAAATTGCTTCCGCTTCGCTACTCGCCGGGGCCAATCTGGCAAGAGCAAGAAACGAGGCTGTAACGTTCGTTCGTGAATTGGCTTCTGGTGCGCCAACAGCTAGAACTCTCGGCGCTCTCTTGGGTTCGCTCGGCCCGTCACTCATTGGGGGAGCAGTGGGAGGGCTAGTCCTTAAGGGAAGAATCGATGCGCTTACTGAGTCCGTAAAGAAAACTACAGCCGAACTGGACAAGGAAACCGCGCGCGTAGTCGATCTCGCAAACAAATGGCACGAGGTCGCTCAAGCAGCTTCAAGCCAGGACGACGTACAACGACTTGGAAGAAGCACCTTGGGCGAAATTGAGAAGTCGCATGAGAGGGTGCGCCAATCCATGCAAGAAGAACTTGGGCTGTTCGACAAAATCTCAGATGCTATAAATCACGCTTACGGATTGGGCACACCTTATCAGGCTCAATTAGATGAACGGATACGTGGCGAGCAACTTATTTCCGAAATACTTGAGAAACAAGCCAACGCATCGGTTCGAGAAGCAGATGAAAGGCAAAAAGCGTTCGACCTGTTGAAGTCTCAACCGTTTGAGGAAACCATCCCAAAGCTAACGGCTGACATTGCCTCTCTTCAGGCGCAACAAGATGGGTTGAACAGGAGAGCTGCAGATTTCGATGCTCAATATGTCAAAATAGGGAACAAGATCGAGATTGCCAAAGGGCATTTAAACGAGCTTCTACAGCTACAGAAAGAAGCGAATAGAGAAGCGGATGAAGTGCTTAAGCGTGCCGATTTACAAACGAAATCAATCGTAGCGAACGATCAGGCAGCGGCAGCCGCTAGAGCAGCAGGAAATGAACGTGACGCTGCGATGTTTCAGAAATCAGCGGAGCAATTCAGGGCGGGAGCCACTCCGCAACAGAAAGCATTAGCTGATTGGATTGAGAAGGAGCAAGGGCTTCCACAAGCACCTCAACCTCTAACGCCTCAACAGCAAATAGACGCGAACAAGAAAGCGTATGAGGCCGCGTTCCCCGGAGCGTTAACCCCTCCAACGACTCCAACTGAGGACGTTCGAAGGTTAGGAATGGATGCAGAGAGAGCCAGGCAAGAAGAAATCGAATCAGCGCGTAGGCAGGGACATTTAGGTGAAGCGGCCAGATCGGCACAAGAAACCGTTGATGCAGTTAAGGACTTGGGAAATATCCACAAGGAAGACTTCAAGAAAGAAGAACCTCCGCAAGCGAAACCTTCACCACTTCCAAGTCCTCAACTTGACGCGATAATCGGAAAACTCTCGACGCTAATAACGCTTTGGACATAAGATGGCTGTAACACTAACACTTGTAGGCAAGACGCCGGGGCAATCGCAGTTCGGGCTTGATCAGTTCACCGAGCATCACAAGACCGATACGACTGCTGACGTTGTTCTGACTGATCCGAGCGTGCCGCAGAAAGGTGACGCCCACCCTGATTATCCCTTCATGTTTCTGACCGATAGACGAGTGCAGGAGACTTCTGTTTCGTCCTCCGCACTCGATCTAGTGTACCAAGGGATATTGAACAGCTTGGGCGGTTCTCCGATTTTGCCAGCACAACAAAACGAGTTCGATACTCAGGTATTGTCAGCCAGTTCTATTAAGGCAAATACAGGATTTGTCCTTTCCACTCCGATAACAATTCAATACTACGCTCCGAGTAGTCAAAAGACTTGGATTTCTTATGGTTCTCCTGATACATCGACCTCTGCGGATACCCCTATTGGTCCACCTATAATCATCACCTTTACGCTGAACGATAATTCGTTCACAGGGGGAAGTAATGACGTGCCCCAAATGGTTGCTGCGTTTTTCACGCTGACCGCCGTGACGAATTTTGGAAGCAAAGAAGTAGTAGCCGGAAAATATTGGAGTAACACGCAAAAGATTGTGGATACGTACTTTCCTTATACCATTAACATTCCTCCAGGATTCTATCCTTGGCTAAGAAACGGAGGACTTGGATATACAGCTGGTGACATCCTTACTGTGACTACTGGAACGCTAGAAGTGACGAGTGTGTGGACTAATGGACAAATACTAGGCTCTATAACGCATAGCGGAAGTTGGTCTATGACCGCTACTGATATTCCTGCGACGGGTGGTTCTGGTTCCGGCGCTCTGTACGACATTATCCAGTTAATGTAGACCAATGGACATTCCATCTCCGCCGCCATGTCCTCGAAAACTGAAAGAGTATCTGAATCTATTGCGCGAAGCCGCATTGACAGCTAGGCCAATTGCCGGACGTAATGTATCAATCTCCGAATCAGAAAACGGTACTGTCGTAAACGCAGATGACTGCACTCCTTGTCCGTGAAAATCCCAACCCCGGACGAGTTCGCAAAGGCAGGAGGCTATCGTCCGTTTCCACCACGTTGGGATCGGTGGCTAAACTCTATGCGCGATGCCGTGATGAGCGCACAAGGCATAGCGGGACGGTCTGTGTCGATTGACGAACACAAGGGAAAAGGAACAGTTTATAATATTGCGGATAATAGGAGGGCGGCGGGCAGACCTATTACGAATACGTGCAGTATCACCGGAAACGTGACGGCAGAACTTTCGGGGATCATGCTCGACTGCGGAAGTTGCGTTCAATTTGCCGATGCGATGGGAGGCACTGTTTACGGAAGCCTGACGGGCGACATAAACGGGAGTTACACTTTAACACCCATCGGGTCTAACCCTTTGACTGATCCATGCCCCGGTTGGCACGTAACGGGGCCTACGTTGACGCTTTCTACGTTTTCAGACGAAGGAACATGTGTTCTACCAGTCTGTTCAGATAGTCCAACTGCCGAAATCTATTTTAGATGCTGTTCCGCGGCAGAAGGCGGCCCTTTATGGGAAATCTTTGTTATTGTGCCTTCGGGGTGCTTGCAAAGTCCAGGTATACTAGTGTTCGATGGGGATTCTGACAATTTGGTTTCTGGCGGCCCGTTTCCGCACCCCGGCGTTGCTAATAATTACCTCAATTGCGGCTTGACAGAACCTGGGAGGCTTGGCACGGCTACAATGTCGGGATGGACTTAGCAAGGCGTGAACCCAGAATCAGGGAAAAGATTAGATTGTTCGGTCAGAATCTTCCGACAAGACGACGCCCCGGAGACATTCTTGCATTCGCAATTCTAAAGCTCACAGGCCAAATGCCGTGCGGTACTTGCATCATCCATAAGCGTCGAATGAATGAATGGGGTTGGTGGAGTTGCTGGCGGCACAGGAACGAAATCGCAGGTTGGTTGGTCGAGGAGGCACGCAAACGCGGCCACACGGTCACGCAGGGAGAGGCAATCGACCTTTTACGCACTGCGTTCAAGGAATTACGCTTGCGAAACAAATTGCAGTCATCCAGATAACGATATGACGCCGCGCGATCGGATCGCTCTCGTAATAGCCTCCGGGCTCGTTACGTGGGGCATCATCGCGCTTATTCTCGTCGGATGGCAACGCAGGCCGTTGTCCGAAGTCGGAGGCCAGGGTTTGCTTGCTATCGGGGGCGGTATGGTATCGTCGTTGGCAACCTATTTTGCCACCCGGAACGGCAACGGCAAATAAAAAAGCTTGTCAACGGTTCGGGTTTATGCTTTCAACTTGCCCAAGTGTTCGACAACAGGGATAGAGCATGGTTGAAAGAACAATTCGAGTCATTGCGGCAACGCGAACTTCTCATTCTCGCGCGGGTGAACGACATTCTAAACGTCGCAAGCCAGAATCTGATCCCTGAGCTTGAAACCGTTATCAAAAGGCTTTCAAAGCAGGCCAAGTCCATCGACGATAAGGTTCCAGATGCTTAAAGGTTCGGTAACAGAGATAATTGCAAGGTCGCTCGACATTAATATGCACGGCGCAACGGTTGTTAAATGGCGAATTAAGGAGGGGCGGCTGCAAGCGATAATAAGGTTTTCCGACGATTATCGCCGTGATATTGAAGACACGCGCGAATACCTTCGTAGGATCGCACAAAAGGCTAATCTCCTTGGAATTGATTTTATCGTGATACAAAATGAAAGGAAAACAAAACACCAATGACACAACAAGAAGCATTAGATTCACTCACTAAAACCAATGAAACGCTGGTCAAAATCAGCAACGAAACCGACTCGTTGCTTGCGGAGATCAAGACGTTAAACGACGAGCTGGCAAACGCCGGCGGGCCTGGCGGAACGATCACGCCGGAACTCGCGGCGGCTATCGGTGCAATCGATACCCGCGCCAACGCGATTGACCAACTGGTGCCCGACGTTCCGCAACCGGAAGGTAAACAATGATGTCAAACCCTGTATTCATCCTCGCAATTATCGCGCTGATCTTGGCAATCGTAAGTTACTGGCCGGGAGCGCCAACGCTCGGCGTTGCGGTGATCGTGGTCGCGATCGCGCTTCTGCTTACAGTCGCCAAATGAGATTAGTTGAGTGCGCTATCGTCATGGCGCCGTTTATGATTTGGCTAATAATCGCGCTGCTGGAAAAACGCTGATCGCTAGGCCAACGCAGAATCAGTAATCCGTTCGGCCTTTCGCGTGGGCGCTTTGATACACCTTGCATTTGCATTCCACGTAAGTATTGCCGCAATTCTGGCAATAAAACGTGGCTCCGATTGTTCGACGTTTGCCCGTTTTAGGGTCAATCCTGTTGGATTGCCCTTTAAGCGCCTTCTAATTGCCATGTTCTTGCCGCCTCTCCTTGCTATAGAAATCGTTTTGAGCTGGTTTAAGCGTCATAGTATCTGCTTCCAACCCGATTTGGTTTTTTGGTGCATCTCGAAATTAGCCCACTTGTGAAGTTCGCGCGCAGCCTTGAACTTTACGCGACTGTCGTCCCACACGTGCGCGCCTTTGACCTCGAAAAACGTTGGTTGTCCGTTCACGAACAGGAAAAAGTCAGGGGTGTACCAGCAGCCATCGCTAATTCGCAGCTTAATTTCCTCGAACCGGATGATCTGATCGGGATACGCGGCCTTGAGAATCAGCGAGTATTCGTGCTCCGTCCGATTCATCTCGAGGCGGGATTCGGTTTTGGGCGTGCTTGCACTGCGAAGCCCCGCCTCAGAGGCGGGGAGCGAAGCAGTGTTTGCGGCTATCGTATCTGCCGAAGCGTTTGGTGCGATCCGCAGTAATTCCTCTTTTGTCATAGCTTTCGCTTTTAGTGCGGTCTGAATTTCTGCATGAGTATCGCCTTCTCGCGCGCGATTACTTCTTTGTTCTTCGCGATCTGTTCATCGGTGAGTTCCGGGCCGAACTCGACGGGCTGATACGCGGGGCCGGACGGCGCGCGTTGTTTTGATTTCGAGCCATTATCTTTCCGTGACCACTCTGAAGGATCGTCATTAAATCGTTGATCGTTAAACCATGTCGCGGGTAGCGGAGTGAACTTGTCGCGCGGCGCGCGGGTAGCGGCATAAGCTTGGGTGCGTTCAAGAAGGAACTCGAATGTCGAGCCGTTACACAGCGCGTTGTGGATGGCTCGGAGCGCTGAAGGCTTTCCCTCATGCCTCGGATAGACAAGATATATCTCTTCTTCTTTGCTTCTGCTCTCTGCATCTGCATCTGCATCTGCATGCGCTGATTCTGGCTTAACGCGCTTGACATTGGCTGACCTCGGCTTATTACGGCTTACTGATCTTTCTCTGAATTTACGTTGAGCTTCCCGGTTCTGTTCACGTCTATCGTCGTCATTGCGCAATGAGCGATAATATAAATAATTCAGGATACGGAAACCTCCGTCCACGGCTTCTATTCGTCGCCCTTCGTTCTCCGGGTTTCGCATCAAATCCGCGCTATCCGAATCCGGCTCCATTAAGGCTTGCCACGGGTCAACGTCCCCTGCGTCAACATCGTACTGAATGTTTGCCGCGCGCTCCAAGCCATTGCGCGACCCATAAACGTGACCTTCTCGATCAGCTATTGCGAGAAGTGTTACGAAGAGAAGCCGAACATGATCTTCTTCAGTCCATAGCGATGAATGAACTATTGACGAGAAAAGCTTTGAATAAGACATGACGCTTACAGTAAGGATTCAATCAACTAATGCAAGCGAAAAAGTTCCCCGGCAATCGCCACCTCGTAAAAAATAAGCGACTGCCGGGGTTTTTGTCTGCGTGGACAGACTGATGCCGATATTTCCAGTGAAATTAGTGTTGTTTAGGCACGGAAAAATCGGAACATTTCCCGTCTCTTACGTAGCGTCTTAGCGCCCAAGTTCATTTCCAATTTTTTTTCGACCTTGGTTTTGACCACTGGGTTCCGCAGTTTCTTAGGTTGTTTTTTCACTGTCTCACCCCCTCTGTGTTTTGCTTTTCTCTGTGTAAAGCACAAAGACCGTGAGCAACTTTAATTGCTGACGACTGGTCGGGACAAGAAGCAACGAGTTGCTCTGTCTCGGTTATTTTGACTTTCCAAGTATCGTCTATAGTCGATTGGGTAATGACATATTTTCCGGTGTACGTTGTTTGATGGTTCATGGCTCAATTACCTCGTCACCCGCCCCATTATTAGCTTCAAAGACCGTGAAGAACGGACCGTGCCGCTCACTAACGCCTTTAGGAAGTTCCTTCAGGGCTACGGTCTTAGAGAGCCATATATGCTTCAGCCCGTCGTAAGGCATGGAAGAAATCGCTACCGTTACGACTTCATTCGTCCGTTCAAGGATCATGCAAAGGCAAATGGGCTTAGCTGGGTCACGCCGCACACGATGCGGCACACGTTCGCCTCCCTGCTCGCCAGCGCGGGCGTCAGCCAACGCCTCGGCAATCTCTCGCAGCGCGTTGTCTCGTTGTAGTGGGGTTAATGACTTGAACCATTCCAGCGCAATCCTCAGCGCGTCGATAAGCCTTTTGCTATCACTTATTCCTAGTCCTCCAACTTCGCCAGCTATAGCTTCTATCGCGTCAAGCTTGGCGTTGATCTTGTCGGTGTCAGCGCGTGATCGTGGTGTGGTCATAACTCGGAAACCTTCGACTGTAGCCATTTTTGATGATCTTCTGGCGCGAGTTGCTTATGTGCGAGACTGCACGCCATTAAAAGCAGCGCAATCTGTCCCGTTGCCTTTGCCTCAAATAAGTCGAAAATGATCTGATGCGCCAAACATCGCTTCTCATTCAGTTCATCAGCGTGTGTGGTCATGGCTCGCCCCCCAACGCTGCGGCGATCTTGAGCAGAATTTTTGTATCGCCTCCGCATCCGGGACAATGCTTTACCTCAAATCCTTTTCGGGCGTCAGGGTGGTCGAATCTCCTGAGTCGAGCCGACAACTCTGTTTCGCAAAACCCACACCTCACACATTTCAGTATCCTGCTATCTAACGGATGCTTCTCGGTATCGTTCATGGCTTGGCCCTCCAAACCGCTGCCGGACAGCCAGAGCGCGTCTTGCGCGTTCCGAATTTCTCGATCCTACCGTCGCGCGCAAGCTCCGAGAAGCGACCACTGATTGAATTAGGATTTATCTTCCAAAAATCAGCAAGCGAGTCGCACGTCAATCCGGTTAAATGACATTCTTTAATCATCGAATAAACCGCCTCGCGGCGTGCGCTCAAGCCTCCCCTGATGCGTTTGTGAGCTTGAACGGATGTCGGTGCGCCCTTGTGACGATTAGCGCAAGTATCGGATTCTTGAAGTCCCGCGTTATAGTCTTTATTGTATGCGAGCTTGGCGAACAATTCTCCGCTCGCGGCATCGAGGCGGGATTGCGCTTCGGCTGCTGCATAGGCAAACGAGCGTTTCATTTTCTCTCGTAAACGGTTCGGTCAGACTTTGCGAACGTGAACCACATCAAATGGAGGGCGAGCCATTTTAATGGGGAGTGTTTTCGACGGTTGTGTTTCATGTTTTCTCCTTGCCAGTTTTCTCCACACGGTTCTCAGAACCGCAAGCGGGTAGTTTGTTGTGTATTTGTTCATGGTTTGGGCATGGCGTTGAGTTTTTCCAGTAAATCTTCTTTGGCTTCTCGTTCGGTCGAGCCCCATCCGAGCGCTCCTTCTTCATTGCCATCAACGTACGCGCACCAATCCATGGAACGATTCGGGATTGGAGGCCAAACCCAACTCGTTTTAATCTTCAAGCGGCGTTCCTTTCAGTTTATCTTTTCGCAAGATTGCAGCCAAATCTTTTTCGATCCCGGCAATCTGCTTCTCTACTTCTATAACCTGCGGATATTTGGCTTCGATGATTTCATTAAGCAAATTGTCCGCTACTTCGTCCGCTGTCTTGCCGACATCAGCACCGGCCAAAATGTGAAGCCTCCTCCGTGTCCTATATTGGACGTAAAGGTAGCTTGATCGATAGGCGCTGGATGGATTGCTCATAATTTAATTGGTTTCTCCGGCATTTTGTCCGCCCACGATGTCCAGCGTTCGCCGGGTTTCTGATGTCTTGTCGCCTCGATGAACAACGACGAGACTGCGGCTTGTAGCCATTCGCTGGTTTGTAGTGCTTCCGGTACGTTCGGCGCGACGGTGATGTTCACCGCTTTGACGCAGAGATTGTAAAGGTTCGCGACCTGCATTAGGTGGCGTCGCGTTTCGTCTAATCCGTTGCCGACAGGATTGGCAGGGGGCGAGACGTTCGGACCTTCCGTGCTCGCAGCCGTAGCAGGCTGAACACCCCTGCCGTTCAACGGCGTGAACTCCACGTTGAAGCTAAGATTGCCGTGCGCGTCCTTGTAGTCTGTTTGCTCGCTTGATATGATTTCGCAGAGCTGCCCGCCATACTCGGCTTGCTCGTTTTTTACGTGTGTGTATGGGTTTCCTCTTTTTCCTGTGCGCTCTTGCCAGGAAAAATATCGTTGTTCGCCAACGCGCGGCGCTGGACTAGTCGGTCTCTGTTTGAGAAGGCCGTTGTAAGTTGTGATCGTATTATCAGTCATTTTATATTGAATCCTGCTGCTATTGCTGCTTCCCTCAGAGAACAATTGGGATGTGCTTTGCGATATGCGTTGACGGCTCTAAGTTTTGGAGATGCTGGCATTGGTTGTGCCTTGACCGTGCGCTTGCGTGCTTTGCGTTGAGGGCTTCCAAGTTCTCGCGCCACCATCTGATTACAGATTTCCAGCGCATTAGCTATTCTATGATTTAATTCCTTAGTCATGGTCTGGTTGCATTGATTGTTCGCGTGCGTGTTTCTCGGCTTGTTCGCGCTCCCAAGCTTCTTCGTCTCGGTTCCGATCTAACCAATCGTTTTGTTCTACAATTTCTTCGGGGACAGGTAGGCCGAGCGCGCGACAAGTCCACTCGAAGCTAAACATTTCCGGTTCATCACAGGGAAAGTTTTGCTCGTAATCACTCGGCGGTTCGGGCTGATCGCCGTTACCGTCCCAAGTCGTTTGTCGCGGTTCCTCGTATTGGTTTCTCATTGATTTCCCTTTTCGACGTTGGCGATTGAGTTAACGTAGTTTTCCGCTATTCTGGCGTTTCCGAACGTTGCCACGTACTGCCCGAATCTGGTCACATAGCATGATCCGTCCCGAGTGAGATTAAATGTGTAGTTGCCATACGTCTCGCGTTTTACTGTCTGATTTGTTTTGTTCATGTCGTCAATATGCCTAGCGCTTCGCATGTGTCAACAGCACCGCATAAAAATAATCTAAAATATTTATTGGCCATTTGGCACGCCTGATGCTAACCGCTTCGCATGGTTATCCCATCGCACTCTCGCTGCCTTGCGCGCCGCCCATTTCCGGGCTTCGCTGCCCTTGCCAGCTTTGCCACCTAAACGGCCAAGGGCAACCGCGTTCCTGTTCTTCGTCTTTCCCATGATCCATAACGCTACGCATAAATGCGTCGCAGTCAACGCTTACAATTCACCTTGCATTCTCATCGCGGCGCGAATAGAAACAGTAAGTTTGTGAGAATCAAGTCCACTGAGTTCGAAAAGTACCGAGCAACGAAGGAAAAGATCAAAGCCAAAGGCGAAAGAGTAGCTATGCTCACTGAACTCCTCAACTGGCACATCGGACTTTGCTTCGCGGAGCAGGATCGATTTTACATTGCCAGTTTACGGCGCAGATTAGCCAAAACCCGGAGCGAACTTCGGAACATGGAAGGTTGAAAATGGCTGACAACGGCAAGTCGCAGGATACAACAATAAAGCAGCAACGGATTGCGAACCTTAAGCCCTTTCGCTTCCGCAAAGGCGATCCGCGAATCAATCGCTCTGGTCGCCCTAAGTCATTTGATGACTTCCGCGATCTTGCACAGAAGGTAACGCAAGAAAACCTGACACTTCCTAACGGCAAAAAGATCACTGTCGCCGAAGCATTGCTGCGTCAATGCGCGAAGTCCAGAGAGCCGGCGCTAATCAAAATTCTATTTGAATATGCTTTTGGCAAAGTCCCGGACAAACTCGAAACGACCGGCCTCGAGAACCGGACGACATTGATCCTTAACTATGCCGACGAAAACAAAAGCGAGAATCGTCCAAGGATTCCTCCCACCGTTTCACTCGGCTCAGAGTGAAATCGCGCACGACAAAAGCCGGTTCAAGGTTGTCGCTGCGGGTCGTCGATTCGGCAAAGGTGTTCTCGGTGTGTCAGCTTGTTTTAGGTTGGCGTCTAGGGGAAATAAATGTCGTTGGATTGCACCGAGTTATGCTTCCGATTCTTACCAAGCTGCTTGGCGATTTGCAAAAACCCTCGCGAACCAAATTCCGGGCGTAAACATTCACCTGCAAAAGCGCGAGTTCGATTTCTCGGCGATAGGTGGGGGTTGGCTACAGTTTAGGACGGCAGAGGAACCGGACTCGCTTCGCGGCGAGGGCATAGATTTCGTTATCTTCGACGAGGCCGCGCACGTCACCGATCTCGAGACGTTGTGGGAGCAATGCGTAAGACCGTCGCTAATGGATCGGCAAGGCGAGGCATGGTTCATCTCGACGCCGTTCGGCTTCAACTATTTCAATGGCCTCTTTCTACGCGCCCGCGGCGATCCAGCTTGGGCGTCATTCCAATTCTCGACAAGCGCCAATCCGTTTATAAGCCCGGACGAGATTCAGGCGTTGCGCGCGACATTGCCGTCGCTCGTGGCGCGCCAGGAGATTGACGCGGAGTTTGTGCAGCTCGCCGGCGCGCTATTCCAGCGGCAGCACATCGCAATCCTTGAACACGCGCCGCAGATTCCGTGGGTTAGGAGCTGGGACTTGGCTTGGACACAAAAGACAACGAGCGATTTTACAGCTGGCGTCAAAATGGGAATGCAAAGCGACGGTACGATTGTCGTTGCGGATGTTGTCAGCGGGCGCATGGAGTGGCCGGATGCGTTGCGGTGCATCGCTGACACCGCGCGATTAGACGGGCGCGCTGTGCGGCAAGGAGTTGAAGTTGTCGGGGCGCAGGCCGGAGCCGTGCAAACCCTATTGCGCGATCCTCTCTTATTGCCGTACACGATTATTCCGATTGAGGTGCATCGCGATAAACTAACGCGGGCGCTGCCGCTTGTGGCTCGGAGCGAGCAGGGCAAGTTCGCGATTGTGCGCGGCAATTGGAATCAAAAATTTATTGACGAACTATGCGCGTTCCCGGAAAGCGATCATGATGATATGGTCGACGCGGCGAGCGGCGGCATGACGCTGTTAAGCACGGCAACCGGCGCGATTACTGATCCTGATGTTGTGAAAATTCAACCGGCACGGCAACCGAACATGCCGCGATTTATGCCGCGACGACTGTTTGCGTAGCGTTTGGTTTGATTTTATACGGTTTCTTCCGCATCGCGTCCCATTCTTCACGCGTTTTTGGAATTTGCATAAATTCAGTGGGACTTTCTTTTTCATCCAGGACAAACTTTTCAAGTTTTAGAAATGCTGTAAAAGCGTTTTCGTAACGATATTTTTGCTTGGAATCCGTAACCCAATCAGGATGCAGGCAGGAGAGGATTAGTTTAAAGATTTGTTTAGTCATAAAACCCCTGCGATCACGCATGATACGCCTGGATTGATCTTGTTCTTTCTGCCAGCGTTCGGTTATGCCATTTAATCGGTAATTCAATTCAATATCGACTTGCTGGGCGACCGCAATTCTAAAGCTATGACCAAGCTTGTCTTTTTCCTGCCTGATTGCTCTTTCTAGTTTTTCACGACCGGACAGAGAAAGAATTTCTGACGGAATCTCATGTGTAGTGGCCTGCATTCCTGAGCGTCTTGCCTTCTCTTTGGCTATGATGTTATCAATCGACCGTGAATTGAGTTCTACTGTTCGTGCAATCTCTTTCAACGGTTTGCCTGCATCATACAAAGATATAATCCTTTCTGTTTCAGGATGTGGCCTAAATGGAACTGGCTTTATCTTTTGTCCGTTTGATTGCATGATTTTTCCCCGGGTTAGACTGTTCGCTTTCCCTGTTGCTTTTTGTTCAGTGATGCGTTTCTCAAAATCCTTTTCCGAAATGCTGGCAAGTTTCTGCGCCTGACTGCTCAGCTTGCGAGGGATGTTAGCGTCCGAGAGTGTGACCTTAGTAATGTTCTCGTCGGGAACATTACTATTTTTGTGAAACTGATAGCCTCTACCGAGCTGACCTGCCTTTTTGGCAGCATTTACCATCTGACCGAGCTTGCGCTCTGCCCTTAAAATATATTCGGCTACGTTAAGCTGGATTTCTTCCCCAACCTTGTGCTGTTGCGCATATACTTTGGCGGCTGCCAGCATATCGAGTGTGTCTTTAACTTCTTGAAATGTTGTTGCCGTTTGGATGGCTTTGTAAACGACGTCGAGTTTAGCTAATGATGAATTTTCCATAAGAGGAAAGCCTGCCGGAAGTTTAGAACAACCGACAGGCTTTCATTTTTATTTATTCTGCCGAAGCGGTTTCGTTGTTATTAGGAACAATTTTGCCGTCGATCATATCGCGCCGCTCTTTTCGGGAGGCGTGATACCGACGCAAGACAATCCCCAGCGACTTTGATATGGTCGCTAGTTTTTCTTGCGTTAAAGGATGATCGTCTCCTTTTTCGTTCCCTGCTTTATCACGGATCATTTTGGCAGCCATGATATTATCTGCTCCCAATGAACCTTCGATAGCTTGCTCATCCCAGCAAGCGTAGAGGTACGAACGATATTGATCGTCCTTTACCAGTTCCCGATGCACCTCTTCGACAAGGTCGTTGATAGTGCGTTGTGTTTTCAGGTATCTTTGCCAATCGTCGATAACGGCTGGCAATTCAGCTGGACGTGGTTTAAGCGTCCGACTTTCGTCTGACATTACTATCCTTTCGTTTTGGCGGGCACCATGCACCGCCAGCGTCCTTTTAGCATTTGTAAGAAAATCGTCAACCAAATAAAATCATGCTTGCGCGCGCAACGATCAGTGTGCAAAACTTGGCGACATAGCGAGAGCAAGAGCACGTATAACCTCCGGCGTGGCCGCTGCGGTTAAGGCGCAGCGGCGCGCCACTACCGTCAAGCAGCGCAAAAACGGCAAGACCGCGAAGTCCTCCACGATTGCGACGCCGCTAGGCTACGCTAGCAATGGCGGCGTTCGGCGTTACACCGGTTGGCGAACGCTCCCGCGCATAGCCGCGATCACCCCGCAATATCTCGAGTCCGTGTTGTGGGGCGCGCTCGGTGGATTTTCGGTGCAACAATGGGAACTTTTCAATCTCATGCTCGACACTTGGCCGGAGCTGGGAACATGCGTGCAGGAATTAAGCTACGGCGTCGAGCGTAAACAGGTAATCATAGAACCTCATCACGAAGAGGACCAGGAGCCGAGCGCTTCGGCAGTCGATAAAAGCAAATTCGTGTGGGAAGCGCTTCACGCTTTTGATCCTAATTTCGCTACTGACGAGAATGATTTGCGCGGAACGATTTCCGAACTTTTAGAGGCGTGGATTTGCGGCCAGACCGTTCTTCAAATCTTCTGGAAACCTGTAGAAGGCCTCGGCACTGTGCCGCGGGCAACGCAATGGGTGCATCCAAACAATTACGGTTGGGATAAAGATTTCGTTCTCGGTCTGCGTGCGGACAGGTATCCAAATAGCACAAGCGTTCAGCCGGTCGCCGACAATCTGATTCCGTTTTCGCCTGACCGGTTTCTGATTGGAATACACAAAGCGAAATGGGGTCCACTCATGGGCTGCGCTTTGTTGCGACCGCTGGCGTGGTGGTGGTGCGCCGCCAATTTCTCAAGCGATTGGCTATTGAACCTCGGGCAACTCTTCGGCATCCCGTGGCGGATCGCATATTACGATCCGAACGCTCCGCCGGAAACCATCGCCGCCATCGACACGATGCTGCAAAACATGGGCAGCAGCACGTGGGCGCGGTTTCCGGTGGGGACCACGATTGACCTTAAAGAACCAGGGCGGGAAGGAAGCGATCATTCGCCGCAGGGCGAACTGCTCGATCGCGCGGATCGTTACGCGCGCAGTCTGATTTTAGGCCAGACCATGACAGGAACGCATGGGACGACAGGAAAGGGCGGCGGCCAAGCTTTCGGCAGGGTCGAAGCCAACGTGAAAGAGGATCGGGTCGACGCTGCCGGTAAATTCGTGACTGGCGTGATCAATGATCAACTGGTTAAAGCGATTTTACGGATCAACTACGGGAATGACGACGAATCGCCAAGAATCAGATTATTGGAAGAAGAAGAGGGCGGCCTTGTGGAGGCGCAGCGCGACACGCTCTTAACAAAGAGCGGGCTGCCGATTGGGATCAATTTCATCTATAAAAAGTATGGCATTCCCGCACCGGCAGAAGACGAAGAATTGCTGTCAGCGCCATCGACAGCGAGTCCGTTCGGCGGCGGTGATAAAGCAGGAACTAAACCCGATGCAACTACTGCCGATCCTCAGTCAACCGAGGATCAAGCCGCCGCCGAGCAATCCGACGAACAGCCAGCTCAAGCGAAGCTGATGCAGATATTGGCTATCGAGGACGAGGCACTTTTCAGCAAGGAACTAACCAAACTAGCGGAGACACTAAATGCCAGCTAAAAGCCAGGCGCAACGCGCATTCATTTATCAGAAGTTCGGCAAAGCGTTTGCCGAGAAACATCACTTCGACAATCCCGGCAAACTACCGAAGCTCGTCAAACAAGCCCCGCGCAAATCACAACCGAAAGGCAAAAAATGAGTGAAACAATGACAGCAGAAACCGGAATGATCGGCACTAACCCGCCGCCTTTGCAACCGCAGCCGCCGCCTGAGCCGCAACCACCGCCGCAACCCGAACCGCCGGACGGAGAGAAATGACTGACGAAACCCAACTCGAGGGCGCAATACTTTGCAGGTCGCGCGTTCAGCTTGCGCCGACCATCACCGGCGAGGCGATGTACATGCCTGCCGGACTTCAGGAAATCACGCCATTTAGCGGTGGTGTTGGGAAACCTATCAAGATCAACGTAGACGCCAATGGCGCGGCGGAGATCGAAGCGCAGCGCGCGCATCTCGCCGGCAAAGGTCGCCAACCGTATTTCGACTTTGATCATGCGGATGGTCCCGCGTCGTTCTGGATTGAATCATTCTCATGGAAACCGGACGGGATTTACGCCAAAGGCGAATGGACCCAGCGCGGCAAGCAGAGCGTTGAAGGAAAAGAGTATCGTTACTTCTCGCCCGTGTTTTATGTGGACGATAAGCACGGAGACCCAGCGAAAATTCAATGTCGCAAAGGTGCTAAAGCCAACATGGGTGCGCTGATCAATGACCCGGCTTTTCATAATATTTTGCCCTTATGGGCGAAAAACGCCAGCGGAGACGCAGGTGACAAACAACAAACAAAGGAACAACAACAAATGGAAGACAACGAAATCGCTGCGCTCCGGGCGAATCAAGCGGAGTTAGAAAAGCAACTGGCTGAACTGAAGGCTAAACAGGAATCCGGCGAAGATAAAGACGCCGAAGTCAGGGCAATTCAGGCAGAGGTTAGGGCGAACGAGTTTGAACTCAAAGCCAAAGAACAAGAAAAACTTATCCTGCAACGATCACAGGATGATGCAAAAGCACATGTGAAAGACGCAATTCTCGAAGGTCGCATCAAAGCAAAGGACATTAAAACGCAGGAATGGTGGGTTAAACGGCTTACCGCTGATCCTTCAGCCCTGCCAATACTCAAATCGATACCGAGAGAAACCGACCGGCTAAATGAACGAATCATTGGCCGCCAAATCCAAATTGTGTCGGACGATCCGACCGCTATCTGCGCGAAGATGCGAACGCTTCAACGCGCCACCGCCTTTGGAGAACACGGCGAGAAAATGGTTGCGGCCAGAGAGTTCGCGGCCGTTTACGCTGAAGAGTTCGACCTTTCAAAGAAAAGCCGGATTCTCGGGATGCCGGTGCGTGACCTCAATAAATCAGCTATCATGGCGGGCGACGTTACTGACGCAAGTCTTGGGACGCTGGCTGGCACGCTGGTAACGCAGCGAACACTGGAACTGCTGAAATTCATCTTCCCGGAGCTGACATCGTTTACTACCGATTTCAGCGATCAACCGGTGACATTCAACCAGACCATAATGACGCGGACGGTCACGATCCCAACGGTGTCAACCTACAGCACTTCGACTGGTTGGGCGGATTCAGCCGCGGCCACTGGAGATGTGCCTGTAGTGCTTAATAATCACAAGGGAGTGCAGATCACGTTTAACGAACAAATCCTCGCATCGACTGTGCGCAAATTGTTCGAGGAATTTGCGCCAGCGCAATCCTACGCGCTCGGCAAAAGTTTGGTGGATGGTCTTTACGGCAACATTACGGATGCCAACTTCACCAATAACCAAGTCAGCGCGATCGGAGTATTTAACCGAAACGCCGTGATCGATCTGGCAACAAACCTGACACTGAGAGGAGTGCCAAATCTGCCGGGTAGCAGGACGCTGCTGCTTTATTCCACGTTCTTTGGACAACTGGAAAAAGATTCGGCAATTGTAAGTCTGGCCACGTTCCAACGACCGGAACTGATCACAGGCCAAACACAGGACGGCGCAAATTACGCCATTAACGTTGAGGGGTTCAAGGTGGTGAACGCTCCAAACCTGCCAACCAATAACGCGAACCTGAACGGATTCGCGGCAAGCAAAAGCGCGCTGATAATTGTGACTCGGACGCCGAGCGATTATACGAGCGTAATGCCAGGCGCGTCATATGGCACTGTGCAAATGGTGACCGAACCCGACATCGGGATCACTGTAATGCTGGTGCAATTTGTGACGCACCAAATGGCGACAGCGAGCAGCCGAATCGCGTTGATGTTCGGAACTGCGGCGGGGCAAGGCAACGCCGGCACGCTGCTTAAATCGAACGCTGGTAGCGGTTCAAGTCACTAACCCAAGTTTGTTCATGTCCTGCGTCTCCGTTTGGGGTATTGCGGGGGCGCAGTGATGAATGAAGATTAACACGGTCAATGGTTGGTATAGGGGCCTGGGCGACATCGTATGTTACGCATGGCTCGGCGAGGGTTTGCACCAGGCCGGGCGACCCGCCACCTTTTACGCTACCGACTGGCGCGCCGACATGCTGCGGGCATTTCAGCTCGAAGTGACCGGCGATCCAACAGACGCGATTGTTGCCAATGTCGGTTACGAAACGTGCGTTCGCGTCAAATCGCCGCTCAATTACTTGGAATGGATAGGGGCGCAGCTTGGACTGTACGGTCGAGAGAACGACGACGACAAGCGAGGTATTTGGTTTGTGCCGCCTGCCAAACCGCGGCTTGACCTTCCGCCGATGGAGCGCGAAATGGGGCGTAGAGATTCGGCGACTGTGCTGATGTTCCCAAATTGCCATTCGCCGCCCCGCACGTGGCCGAAGAATTACTTTATCGAGCTTGGACTTTTGTTCGCTCGTGCGGGCATAAAACTCAAAGTCGTTTACGAAAAACGCGAGCCTCCGTTCACCGTTTTTCATGACATCTACGACAAGTCCATACTTTACGTCACCGCGGCGATCCAACAGGCCAAGCTCGTAATTTGTAACGACAGCGGCCCGGCGCACGTTGCCGGCACGATTGGCACGCCGGTTATTGCTATTCATGGAATGACGAGCGACCGCATCTATCGCTACCTGCCTAAAAGCGCGGTCACTTCTATCTGCAAAAAAAGCCTGGGTTGCCAGGGTTGCCACGCGTTGCCGCCATGTCGAGCGAGCTGCGAGAGTGGCTGCCACGAACTTTACCGCACGTTTCCAGAAGAAGTGTTTGAGAAAGCGATGCAATTGCTCGGCGCGAACGAGGAGGCAAAAGCGGCATGATGCTAGGCCTTGCAATGAACGGTTACGAGCAAGCGATTGAAGATATAATCGTTACCAAATTGCGCCCGAATTTTCCTGAGATCACGTATGTTGAGATTGGCGTGGCGCATGGTGGCACGCTGGCGGGACTAGCAGAAGTAATGAAAGGCGTGTGTCCGAAGTGGCGCGCGATAGGCGTTGAGTTGCCTCACGGCTATTCGTACAGCGAGGAGGAGACGCGCCGAAAGATTCTCGCCAAACACCTAGACGCGGATTTCTTTTATGATATTAAAACTCCGGTCAATCCGCGATGGCAAACCGTGAGCATGTACCTCATGGACTCGCATATATTCATGGCCTGCTTTTGGCGACTGCCGATTCATCTCGCGCTGATCGACGGGTGCCACGGAAAATCGTGCGTGATCAAGGACTTTTCCAACGTCGAAGAGTACGTAGAGCCCGGCGGCTATGTGATGCTTCACGATTTCGGAGAAGATCAGATCGGACAATCGCAGACACATTGCAAAACCTTGGATGTCCGCGGCGCGTGCGCTGAATTGGGTTTGCTCGACGGCAAACGCATTGGTTGGGAATTTGTCGGAGAATTTGTAGGCGACAAAACTTTAGCCGGGGCTAATATGGGAGTGTTCAAAAAACATGGCTGACTTAACGTACGATCCCGCAGCGCCGCAGGAAGGCGACAGCGAGCTTGTGATTGATCACAAGACCGCGGTCAACATTGGGCGGCTCGCTAATGCAATGGGCATAAGCAAAGGTTACGTCCACATTAACAGTAACGCTACTACATTGGTTAAATCCGGCACTGGTTTCCTGAATCGGATCATCATCAATAATAAAGGGTCAGGCAGTAACACCGCGACAATTTACGATAGTTTGACCGGAAGCGGGACTGTTATTGGAGTCCTCGACACTACCGTAGCAGATGCCATGTCGATACAATATGGAATAGCGTTTGCGAACGGTTTAACTATTGTAACAGCAACAGGAACCTCAGCGGATATGACAGTAGCATTCAGTTAAACAACAAACAGAAAACAACAATATGGCAGCATATAACAAGTTCAACACATTCGTCGCGGACATTTCTAATAAAGTCCACAACCTCGGCGCGGACACATTAACAATAGCTCTGACAGCGACCGCAAACGCGCCCGTTGCGACTAACACCGTTCTAGCGAATCTAACGCAGATCGCATATACTAATCTTTCGGCTAGAACTGTCACGACCACATCATCAACGCAGACGAGTGGCACATACAAATTGATATGCGCGCAGCTTGTTCTTACAGCTTCGGGCGCTGTAGCCTCGTTTCAATATGTGGTGTTGTATAACGGGACTGCTGTCGGAGGTCCGCTTATAGGTTGGTGGGATAACGGGAGCGCTGTCACGTTGTCAAGCGGTCAGACGTTCACGATCGCTTTTGACTTAACCAACGGGGTGTTACAAATAGCATAAGATGAGAGCATCAGTAGCTGGACGCTCGACAGTAGTAGGCACAACGCTGCGCGCTGTAGCGTCGGTCTTTTCTACTGCGACTGAAGGATTCAGACTCACGGAAGTTGGCGTTTGGAACACCACGGCTACTGGTGTAGCGGTTTCGCTCGTTTACTTCACCGTCGCGACCGGCGTCGGCGCGGGCCTGACGGCGCGCTCATGGGATCAGGGAATAGACCCCGCACCGACAATGACCCCGTTCGCAGGACACACGGCTGACGGCACGGTCAGTGCGGCATACCGGCAGGCATCACTCGGCGCAGCAATCGGAAGCGGCGTGATCTGGACATTCGGCGATTACGGACTAGTCGTTCCAAAAGGCACAGCTAACGGCATAGGCATTATTTGTCCCACAGGCACGGGGCAAATCTTGGACTTCTATTACGATTGGCGTGAATAAAATGTGGCTTACGCACTTGTCGGAACTATTGGAGTTGCAAGTCAGGGCGCTGTTACTACTGCCGTTACTCCTGCGTGGGGAACGAGCGAGAACCGCACAGCTGGCAATCTTTTAATACTTTTCGTAGGGGTCACCGGGTCAAGTACCTTCCTTTCGGCTCCAAGCGGTTGGATTTCTGATTCCGGCACTCAAGTTGCTGGCACAAGCTGTACCGCAAACATTTTCTATAAAGTGGCGGCTGGCGCTGATGCCGAGCCTACAATCGCTGCCGTAACGAGCGGATTGATTGCCGCGCAACTGGCAGAATTTTCCGGAAACTCTAATGTACCTTTTGACATTGCTAATGGAAACTTTGGGACATCATCACCTGTTACGTCAACACTAGGCGCACCAGACGCTACTTCTGGTGAGCTGCTTTTAATGTGCTGTGCAGACAGGCGCAGTGCAGCCAGAGCGCCCAACGATACTTGGACAAGCAATCATGGTATAGTCACTCAGGCAGGCAGTAACAATGGCGTAAGCGTCGCCGATCATTATTCCTTTGGTTATATTCTTGCGACAACCTCTAACGCTGGTGCGGACACTGTTACCGTTACATTATCGGTCACAACCAGTATAACGGGCGTCGCAGTTGTCGGGGCAAGCTTCAAGTTGCCTCCGCCACCTGTAATTCCTGACATAATCCAGCAACCGCTGCAACCGGCTCGCTTAGGCATATGACACCAACTTATCCAACGCGGGACAATTACTCGCGGTCAGTGCCGCCGCCGCAGAGTTTTGTTTTTCTGCCCGTACCGCCTCCGCCCCCCGACCTGCTCAACATGCTCATTTCCTACTGGAAATTGGATGAAGCGTCTGCTGGTGTCTCCTCTGGGTCTGTTACGAGGGTCGATAGCTTTGGCACCAATGACCTGAGCGATCCAACCGATGCACAGGGGCTGGCCGGGAAACTTAACAACGCCGCGTATTTCAGCTCAGGCAACAACTGGCTTACGGCCGCTGACAACGCTTCCTTGCGTGTCGCGGGCGATTTCACGTTCTCGGCATGGGTGCGAGTCGATGATGTGACCGGACAGCACACAATACTTGCCAAATACGACGGGAGCACCACGCAGTATAACTTAGTTCACAATCCCACTAGCGGATTTCTCTTTGCTGCCGGGGCTACTGCGTCGGTTGGTTCGCCAGCTACCTCGTTTGCGTGGTATCACGTTGTAGCGTGGTATGATTCCAGCGATAGCAAGACGCGCCTCCGAATCAATGATGCCGCCACCTACGTCAGTCCCAGCACGGGATCGTTAGCCAGCGCCAACGCTGCCGCGTTCTCTTTGGGAGCGGTTCTTTTATCATCAAATACTGCCAACTGGTACGGATTAATTGATGAAGTTGGTTTCTGGAAACGGAAACTTACCGCAGCAGAGATTACCTTGCTTTATGGCGGAGGGACACCACCGCCATTTAGCTCTTTTGGTGGCGCAATATCCATGGCTGCCGGAACTGGCAGTTTCGCGCTAACAGGCCAGAGCGTTTCTCTCGGAACGGGTAATCAGGTCGCAACCGGAATTTACGCGCTTACCGGCCAGACAGCAACGCTTGGGCAAGGCAATCAAGTGGGGCAAGGCTCTTATGTTCTCAGCGGTCAAGCCGTGTTCTTTAACGTTGGTTATTCGCTTGCATGCGCGCAGGGTAGCTTTGTCTTAACCGGCGAGGCCGCAACATTAGGCACAGGCAATCAAGTAGCCGTCGGCAGCTTCGCGCTCACCGGGCAGGTGGCTACTCTCGGTAAAGGAAACCAAGTTGCTTTAGGTTCTTACGCGCTAACAGGACAAGCGGTTAATTTTCCGATCTCGATTGCCGCGGCGCAAGGGAGCTTTGTTCTGACCGGAGAAGCAGCCAATCTCATACCGCCCGCCGGCGGCATAACCCTTACTGCGGCTTTTGGCAGTTTCACGCTCACCGGTCAAAGCGTTAATTTCCTCGAATCCCTGCCAGCAGCGTCCGGGAGTTTCACCTTAACTGGTCAATCGGTAAACCTGAACCTCAGCACTCCTGTGGCGCAGGGAAGTTTCACGCTCGCTGGGCAAGCAGTTAATCTTTCAATCGGCTACACGCTAACGGCGGCGAATGGTTCATTTGTCTTGAGCGGTCAGGCCGCTGGTCTGAATCTCGGACGGACAATCGCGGCTGCCAATGGATCCTTCGTTCTCAGCGGACAGAGCGCCAATCTCAACATATCAACACCACTCGCGCAGGGTTCGTTCGTTCTTAGCGGGCAGGCTGCGACTTTAATCATTCCCGGAGCGATGCCGGCTTCAACCGGCGTATTCGCGCTGAACGGACAATCAGCCAACCTCAACATATCCACTCCCGCAACCTTTGGAAGTTTTGCTCTGAGCGGTCAAGCCGCTCTCTTCAATGTTGGACGAACGATCGCCGCGGCCAGCGGATCATTCGCGCTCACGGGCCAAGCAGTTCTATTTCCGCGCAGCTCGCCAGTTGGCACGGGTACTTTCGTTCTGAGCGGTCAATCTGCCGTTCTCGGCGCTGTCACACTTTCAGTAAACAGCGGCATTTTCGTTTTAAGCGGTCAATCGGTGAGCTTTGTCTATCGGACTCCGCTTCAAACGGGATATTTTGCGTTTACCGGGCAATCGGTTAATCTTGCGTACACTTCTCTTTCAGATGTTCGATACGTTTACGCCCCGGCAAGCACGCGGGTCGAAATATCGCAACGCATCGACAGTTCGCTACTTGTATCAAGCCGAGCATACAAAGCGATTAAGGTTATCCCCGACGAGATCGACACCGAATTTTCTGCTTTCGAAACCCCATCAAAACAATTACAAGTCGAAGTGAACACGTACTAAAAATGTCCGCGCAAATTGGCAAATTCTTTACCGGAACTTCAGGGTATCCAATCGACTTTTTGCTTACCGGGCTAACCAACTCCGATTTGAGTGCGATTCAGACGATGGCGCTGACTGTTACCCGGCCCGATGAAACCACATTTACCGGGACTCCTGTCATTTTTAATGGCGCGGCGCAATACATTGTTGCCGTCGGCGATTTGACCCTTCCCAAAACTTATCTGTGGGAGCTGATCATAACTTCGGGCGGTGGTCGCATCTTGGCGGTGCGCGGAAGTTTTCAGGTAGAACAAAACCCAACTGACTAAAAACTTATGGCGTGGTCCACTCCAACCGCTGACGATGTTTTGAGCGAATTTACGCCTAGCGAGCTCGCCACGATTTCAACGATTCTCGGCAAATCGCCTCTTGACAATACCGCGCCGATGTCTGCTGTCCTGTCCAGGGTTGTTGACGAAATGCGCGGTTACATTAACGCCGGCAACTACGCCTTGGACGCGGACAGCACCACGATCCCAAAAGGCCTGTTCAATGATGCAATAGCTATATCGCGTTGGCGGTTTTTGATTAGTGCGCCGCAATTCAAACAATTGCAGACCGACGAACGCAAGGAACTTTACACTGCGGCAATGTCGAAATTAACGCTGGTGAGCGAACAGAAATTCGCGGTTGAAGACCCGCTGCCGATTGCGGACGTAACCAGTTCCACATGGAACAGTGAAAATAAGCTTATCATGCGCACGCATCCGGTGCCATATCCCGGAACACAGTTCACGCCACAAACCGGAACGTATGCCAACCCTGACGCGCCGCCGGATATAGGATCAGTGCCGTGACGAACATCGAAACCGCAATCGCTATCTCCCGGATCAACGGAGCGCAAATCTCTATTCCACAGAAGAAGCGGCTATTGGAAATAGTCTGCAAAGCCTCTAGCGACGTGATCCCTCGCGGGAGAATGACCCGTGCCGAGTCTATCCACCGAAAACGTGCCAAGACCGCCGAAACGCTTCACGGCTCAATAGGGCGCGTTCTCGATTATGCCAAGCACGAAACATTGAGGAATATTGAACGGCATTCTCGCGCGAGCATTCAAGCGGCAGATGCGCCACCGGCAGGCGATGAACATACAACCGAGGGCGATACGCCCGCCGCGCGAGTTGTTTTCAATAAACATGAGTTTGGTAAGGATTTGCTCGCCGCGATTGAAGCTGATCAGGTCGGCGCGCTTGAAACCGCTGGCCAAGAACTCAATGACGAGATTGGACGCGAGGAGCCGTTCAAGATGCCAGCTAAAAAGACTGTTGATTTCCTGCGGCATCGTCAAAATCTTTTGAGCGGAGTACCGGATGAGATTCACAAAACCATCGAGAATGAGTTAGCCGAAGGAATCGACAAACGCGAGCCGCTCAAAGATTTGACCAAACGGATCAAGGACAAGTTCGCAGAGATTTACAAGGGGCGCGGTAAAGTGGTGGCGGACACCGAGACTGCTGCGGCATACAGTTACTCGCGCAATCAGGCAATGCGAAGTGCCGGAATACAGCGCAAAAAATGGTTGCACAGTCCGCTTGCCAAAGAGCCGCGTCCCGAACATATCGCAATGAGCGGTAAGATTGTGCCGTTTGATGAACCGTTTCCGACCGGCGATCCGCCGCTTATGTATCCGCACGATCCGAACGGCGCGCCGGGCGACGTGATCAATTGCCATTGCATATCTATTCCAGTCGAATGAGCGCCACAATTACAGTCCAACTCACTCCGGGGGCGCTTGAACTGATCGAGAAGTTTAAAGGTGCTCCGGCAGCGATACCACAGGCGATCAAGCGCGGTATGGATCGCGCCCTTGAGATCGTAACCGGACGCATTCAAGAGAAACGGTTAAGCGGTGTCGGTCCGTTCCCGGTCGAGGAACATCGGCTCGGGCAAGTGACGCAACAGCTTTGGCGCAGCACGCGCGCTACGCCTTCAATTGTCGAAAGCGCCGGCGTTCAAACCGTAGTGACTGGCAAGATCGGTGCTTCGGTTATTTATGCGGCGGTTCACGAGTTCGGATTTCAAGGAGTTGTTGAAGTCAAAACGTTTATTCGAAAAGGGCGATCCGTAAAAGCGCATCAACGTCGAATGAACATTCGAGCGCGCGCGCCATTCCAAACCGGGATTACTGAAAACTTGGATTACATTTCCGGCGAGATTGAAAAGGAACTTGTGACCACGTTAAAAGCATGATCCAAAACCCTGATAATTTTTTTGAAGAACTTCAGAACGACGTTGCCGCGCAAATCAT